TATGATCAATCGAGGACGAATGGCTATAAAATGCGGGTTACTTTTAGCTGTGGATACGACTATATTCAGTCTGGAAATGTTTCGTTAAGTTATAACAACACAACCGGGTTAGTCACGGCAACTATCTCGAAAGCAAACATACCGGTTAACGATCAAGTAACAATATCCGGTACGGGAGTATCGGCAACCCTATATAATGGAACTTATGATATTACTCAAACCTCGCTGACAAGTTTTACTTACCAATTATCAGCCGGATTAAATTTGCCTGTGGCAACCGGAACTTATACAACCGTACCAAACGATGTGAATGATATACCTGAAAGTTTGATAATAGCCATAAAGGAAATAGTTTCGGCTTCTTATCTTAACCGTGGTGATGTTCTGATGGATGCTTACGATGTTTCACATATACCCGCAAGCACACGCAGTATGCTTGATTCTGAGTATTCAGTCGGCAGGACGGTGCTTGAATGATTAAAGCAAGGTCAAATTATAAACAAGAAGTTTTAGATCAGGGTGTTATCGCGCGCGGGAGTATGAAACAATGTTTTTATATTTATGATAGAACTTTACAAGGCACAACGTTAGATTCGCCTTTACCGGCTTTTGCTTTTGAACTTCTTTTTACTATAATGGGACAGACAGTGCCGGTAAGTCCTCAGGCGGTATTTGACGGAGTTAATATTGACGATAGACCCTCACATATAGGATGGGTTACTTACGACCCTACAATTGAGGCATTAGGCACTAATAGCTGTTTTGTTAAAGTTGAATACTGGGACGCGCCAGACAGGTATTATAAACTGAATACTCAGGAAAATTATATGAGTCAATCCCGGTTTCTTCGGTTATTTTTGCGTGAAACTTCTCTTGATGCACTTATACCGGCTTCGGAGATGTAAATGGATTTTTCAGTAACGCTTGACCGTAAAAGTCGGAAATACATAGAACAGATTAAAGGTACTAACTTAAAACGAGCGCACATAAAGCACATAAACGAAGCGTTAATGCAATACGGCGAAGAAGTAAGACAGGAATTAGCTAAGGTTATTTATACCGGGTCAAGATCGGGGCGGGTTTATTATTATAAAGGTCAATCGCACACGGCTAGCGCACCGGGTGAACCGCCAGCAAACAGAAGCGGAAGGCTAATGAATAGCTTTCAGTATAAACGGACACCTTCAAGGCTGACTGTTTATAGCGATATTGACCCGGATAAACCATATCCGTATTTTTTGGAAGAGGGTACTTCAAAAATGGATGCAAGGCCGTATTTCGTTATAACAAATGTGCGAAAATCGCCTGAATTACACGCTAAATTACAAATAATAAGCGAGGAAATGTAATGGCATTTAGCCCGGTTGACATTGTTACCCAACTTCATAAGTATTTACCGCGCGTGACTTCATTGTTTTCAACTATTGTTACACCCGAATCGGCTTCAATAGTCGCCGGTTCACCGCAAAAATTGTCTATAAACATTCCGGGGCACAGGCTTAAAAATGGCAATCAAATAACAGTATTTGGAAGTCTTATAAACAACCCCATTACAGCGGTAAGTCAATATACCGCATCGGACACCACAACAAACATCCTACGCTTTACCGTAGCGGCTCCGCACGACATTACCGTTGGTTATACTGCTTTTATTAATCTATCTGGATTTGCCGATGCTGGACTAAATAGTCAATGGACTGAACTTTATATTCCCGATAGATACCATTTCGATATTGCTTATCCAACTTTACCGACATTGACCGGAAATGAAGTAATGCAGCAATCGCTTGAAATTGGAATAGATGGAATATGGCCGGTTACTGTGGTTGATAAAGACAATATTACCATAACTTTAACAGACTCAATATATATGGAAGCCGGTTTGGTCCCCCAGCTATCAGTCTCTTTAAAAAATCGTATAACCTGGGTTCGGGATTTCAAGACAGTTCAGGAAATGTATACAAAAGAACCGCCTGATAATAACTGGCTTTTTTTGGTTATGGAAGATTGCCGGTTGTCAAAATCTGTCAACGTCCCAGATGATGCGACTGCCAAAAACTCAGCGGGAACTCAGCAAAGGTTATCAATGATCAATTTGTTTTCCCTGGATGTTATTATTCCTACAAAAGACGATATTGGAGGTTCTAATGCCGTACAATTATGCTGGTCTGACTTACTTTTAGCAATGATTCATATAATGAGCGGAGTTAGTTTTGACCCAACGCTAAACAGCAATTATACAACAGTGCTTAAAGGGCATTCTGCTTTAGTTTACAACCGGGCTTATTACGGGCACGGTTACACTTTTGAATATGTCTACGAATTAGACAATGATGACATATTCAGCTCGAAATACATTACATCGGTCAATCTGGAAGGATTTAATCAGTCATTTTTACCGCCTTCCGATACCGGAAGTAATTTTAATTTAGATATTGGAGGCAATGAATGAAATTCAAAGTTTTAAAATATTTTGCAGCCGGTCAGTTTCCGGTCGGTGCGATCATCGATGAAAATCAGATTATAAACATCTGCAATATCGAAGAGAAAAGAAGAGAAGGCTGCATAGAGCCGTATTTTGAATTTAAAGCCGTACAGGCCGCGCCGGAAAATAAAGCGGTTCAATTTATTCCGGAAGTTAAAACAGAAGAGAAACCAAAACAAAAACTTAAAGTAATAAACTAAAGGAGAGTATTATATGGCTACAACTTCTCTGCCATACATAAGCGAACAGCTTTTGGCCGCATCGGGTTTAATTGGTCCTAATCCCTGGCGTGTTCTTATATGTGGACAAATTGGAAGTACCGGAACCGCAGTAAGCGGAACTCCTATTCAGGAAGTCCAGAATTTAAGTCAAACTCAGATAAATACTTATTTCGGTTCAAACTCAGATTTGACAAACCGGATAAATAGATTTCTGAGTATTGCCGGTGGCTGGGTTTCACTTTGGGCGGTCGGTTTATCGTCCGGTGTTTCTTCCGTGGCGGCAACATTCGCACAGGCAATAACAGGAACGGCTACGGAGGCCGGAACCATAAGTATTATTTATGGTGATGCATTGCTTTATACCGTACAGGTTGCTGTTACAATCGGTGATACTTATTTGACTGTGGCAAACAATATTTTAGCGGCTTTTAATACTATGACTGGCCAGCCGATGACAGCCGTTAATAACAGCGGAACGATTACCTATACCGCAACGGACACCGGAACGCTCGGCAATAAGTACGGAATATCAGTAAGCGGAGTTCCTGCTGGTTTGACGGTTGCATCAGGTCAGTTTTCAGGCGGTTCGGTTGACCCCACACTGACAAATATTTTTGCAAATTGCGGAAATAAACGTTTCCAGACCATTTTATGGCCTTGGCAGACAAGTTATACTGCCCTGACCAGTTTCCTGACTCCTCGAAACGTTATTAACAACGCTTTATTGCAGGGAGAAGGATTTATAGGTTATGATGATACCGAGACCAATATTCACACGGCTTTGAACGGTGTTACGCCGGTAAATAATCAAAATCTTGTGTTCTTTGGAAACAAACAGAATACAGGCGTTTCGGCTATTATGACACCGCCTGATTGGAGAACGGCAGAAATAGCGGCTATTGAAGCTCTCAGAATGACTCCTGACGTACCTATCGGATCGTATGTAACGGTATCCGCTCCTCTGGATGCTGTTGGCGGTCCCGGACTGGCTTCTCTTAACTACGCAATGACTCCGCTTGCCAAGACTTCTATAACCGATCCTAATTTATTATTTACATCGACTGAACAGTCTTCAGCCGTCACGGATGGATATACAGTTATCGGAGTCAACGAAAGTGCTTCGTCTATGGTTTTGGCAGAAACCGTTACGACTTATAAGTTCAATGCTCAAGGTCAATCGGATACATCTTTTGCTTATCTTAATTATATTCGAACTGGTTATATGTGTTTAGACATTTTCTATAACACGCTCAAGGCTGATTACGCACAATTTAGATTGACTTCCGGTGATCTTGTCGCCGGTCGCGCAATGACCAATGTAGCTCAGATTACTGGAGAATTTCAGAGAATTAACAAACTGTTAAGCGGCCCGGATTACTGCCTTACAGCCGCAGGAAAAACAGCGGAACAATATTTTGCAAACAATTTATCAATTACAGCTAATTACGCTACTGGTATTATAACCGCATCTGGTAAATTGACAATAGTAACTCAGATTAGAAGTATTAATATAACATTCCAGTTAAACTTTACAGTAGGAGCATAATATGGCATTACAGAGTAACAGAGGGTTTTCAAATCCTCAGATAACCATAAACAACGCGTTAGTGATGATTAAGCCAAATAGCTTTAAATTCACTCCCGGAAAAGGTGAAATAAAAGTTCGCGCAGTTTCCGGGGGTGGCGGTTCGGTACAGTCAATTCATACTGAAGATGTTGCAACTAAAGTATCAAAGTTTATGTTTGAAATTGCAGTAACTGACGCAAACAGAACTTCCGCATCTGGATGGAAGGATAACATTGGAGCTAATGTTTGCCTTGCGACTCAGGCAGGAATGAAACCAGTTGTCGGAACGAATATGTCAATGATCAACGATCCTGAGTTCGACGCTTCGGCCGATGGGTGGACGAAGATAGAATTTTCAGGCGACCCTCTTGCCGAAATATGAGTTCTATAATAAAAATGCCCGGTTATTCCGGGCTTGTCTTTATAACAGGAGTTTATAAATGATTACATCACGCAAACAAGGAATTTTAGTATTAAAAACCATAAAACCCTATAAAATGGCAAAGGGCGGTAATTATTCCGATGCTACTGAAATAATCTGTCGGGAATATAACAGCGAAACTGACGGTATCGCTTTCGATATTGAGCAAATGTTTCGCATCGCAATGACAGACATCCAGAGCAGAAGAAAAAATAAAGAACCTACGACATCTGATTTTGATGATGAATTATCGAAAATAAATTCCTATGAGGAAAATGATAATCCCACTTTGGAAGAGGTCGAGGAAAACGCAAGCAGTCTTGAAATTATGTTTTCAATGAATAAAGAAATTAAAGTATCTGAGCTTCTCGCTTTGTGGCTTGATTTGCTTGATGCTGGTCTTATTCGCATTGAAGGTGATTTGCCGATGACCCATGTAACCTGGAATACCATAGACCCTACTGACAAACTCCGCATAATGTACGGTTATATAAGTTTTTTCGTCAAACCAGTCTACAGACTGGAAAAATCGTATTTAGCGAAGGAAAAGGCGAAACCTGGGAACGTAGCTACAGCCGGGAACGGGACGCTGTTAGAATAAGCTACTCAATAAGCATAGATTGGAAAGAAGCGTTAAATATGCCGTTCGCAATGAAGAAAATAGTCAATGAAGAGCTTGAAAAAATAAACGAGGAACTTAATGGCGGAAAATAAAGCAATTTCGTTTGTGTACTCAATAATCGACCGCTATAGCGAAGTCATTGATCATATGTCAAAAAAAACCGGTATGTTTGAATCTTTCGCATCAAGAGCCGGTGTTAAAATGGAAGAATCAAGTCATAAAACCGGTTTATTTGGAAAAGCAGTTGGAGCTATTCTAACCGCCGGATCGCTAGAAACTATTGCATCAAAAGCGTTTGAATTTGGAAAAAAGTCATTAGAGGCCTTTGAAAAGGCAGAATTAGGTGCGGCACAACTAAAGCAAACTCTAAAAAACTTAGAAGGAACTGGGAGACCCACTTTTGAAGAACTGCAGAAAAGTGCCGAAAAGTTGGGTAAAAACAGTTTATTTACAAAATCCGACATTATAGCAAACTCATTCGGTTCTTTAGTGAAATATTCGGCTGTCGGGGTTTTTGGAATTGATAAAGTGTCGGTAGCCGCTCAAAATATGGCATTTTCAATAAATAAATTTGCCAAAGGAACCGATCTTGCACAAGCTTCAAATATGTTAGGGCGTGTTTTGCAAGACCCATTTAAAAATGCAGACAGAATGCTTAGACAATATCATATTGCTTTTACTAATTCTGATGTTAAATTAATGGAACAATACAAAAAAACTAATAATGAAGTAGCGGCTCGTGCATTTTTATTTAATAAAATAGCAAATGCTCCCGGTGTAAAAGGCGCAATGGAAGCCGAGATGGGAACCGGAACCGGTAAAAGACTTTTTATTGAAAAACAAATGGAAGAATTCCAAGAAAAAATAGGCAGTAAAATTTCACCGATTATTATACAAATAGAAGAGCTTGCGTTAAAAGTAATGCCCCTATTGGATAAAGCGTTTGAATATATAGGTCCGATAATAGAAACCGTATCAAACGGATTCACATATTTTATAGCTGGTTTGCAAGCGATAAATACCCGTTTTCCGTTTCTTTTACGACTTTTGGCCGCTTTGGCTATTGCTTTTGTTCTTATAAATGTTATTTTGGCCGCAAATCCTTTTGTGCTTATTGTTGCCGGTATAACTTTGCTTATAATCGCAATCGGATATTTAGCAACGCATTGGAATGAAATATGGAATGGAATTATTGCGTGGGTTAATAAGGCAATAGATAGTGTTAAAAAGTTTTTTGTCGGAATATGGAATTTTATAATGAGTCTGCTTAACAATCCGCTTATAAGAACTTTGGGTTTAATATTTATGCCTTTTGTTACAATTCCCTTGTTAATAATCAAAAACTGGAAAGACATATCGGTTTTTATTGGAAAAGAAATAGATGCAGTACTGAAAATTATTAAACCGGTTACTGATTTTCTAGGCCTTACAAAAGGCTCGACAGTTATGACAACAACCACAACAACGCCGATAGTAAAACAAGCACCGGTAAATATTAATTCTAAACAAAATATAAGTGTTTACACTGAAAACGGAATGAAAGTAGCACCTTATAAAAAACCCGGTAATCTGGGATATAATGCTCAGTATTCTTTTGGAGTTCCATAATGATTAGCGGATTAGCAGGGCAATTATCAGCGTCTTATAAAGGCGTATCTATATTTGTTACAAAAGAATCAATTGAAAATTGTGGTAGGGAAAGAATACTTCATAGATATCCGAAAAGTAATGTTCAGTATGCAGAAGATATGGGTTTACCGCCTGATGATTTTACGGTTGATATTGTGTTTTTCGGACCGACTTTTAAAGATGACTTTGATTCTTTTTGGGTTGCAATTGAAGATTCTGATCCGGGAGTTTTAATTTTACCTACTTTTGGAGTTTTTCCTTCAATGGTCGCAATGCCGACAACTGGAAATCACGATTATTCGCTATTAACAAATATTGTAATGACAGTCCGATTTACTTCAACAACTCCGCAACCATCCCCTACAAATGCGCCACCGTCTATAGAAAATGTGTTTTCGTCTGCAATTACTGGATTTGCAAATATTTCTAAAACATTTTCAACTACTTTAAAAGCACCTAAAACCCTTAATAATTTATTGGTAGCACAAAGCGATATGAAGCAAGTTATTAATCAAATAATTCAAACAACTGGTGGGTTTTTATCTTTAGGAAAATTAACAATAGATCGATTGTCATCTGCCGTTTCTGATCCCGTTTCAATTGCTGATATATTATTTGGGGTTCCTTCAGGTTTTTTAAATCAAGTTTATTCTCAATTTGGGGCAATTACGTCTTTAGTTCCAAACAATACAGTTACTAAACTTTACACGCCGTCAGTTACGCAACCCGCATTTAACGGTTATCAAAGCCTTACTTTTACAGGATTTAATTTTGCAGTTAATATTTATGAAATTACTAATAATATTCAAACATTAAACGCAACACCTTCAGTAAATATTCCGCTATGGCCTGAAATAACGTCAGAGCAGATTGATAGGAATAATAATCGTCTTGTTTTGATAAATGCTATACGTTTGTGGGCCTTAATTAATATGATGCTTCAAGCGGTATTGAATAATTACCTTACAGTCAATCAGTTAACAAATATGATCAATCTTATAGATGATAGATATACTTTACTGATAGATAATGATACTACAGGAGTATTAATTAATATTGTAAAATCGGATTTAGAAGCGATGAAAAACGCTACGCTAGCGGTGTTAAACAGCGAACTTCAAAGCAATACAACATATCAAACAACCACAATACAGATAGAAAAGATTTTACCGGCCACTTTATTGGCGTATCAACTTTATGGGGAATTTATAAAGAATGAAGATGATTTAGATACTTATAAAAACATTTTAATATCGCTCAATAAAAGCCATCCCGCACACGCTTTTCAACCTGGATATCCTATTACGGTGGTGGTATAATGGTAAAAATATTTGTAGATTCTCAACCTTATGATTTGTTTATGCAAGTGGACATAACAAGATCATTAGATAATTGGGCCGGAGGTGGTCAAATAGCAGTATCAGAGGCTTATAACAAAAGCCCTGATATTAAAATAAACAGTTTGATTGAAATACAACTTGATAATCAATTTAAAGTGTTAACCGGATATTGTGAAAGTTACGATGATCATATTAACCCAAACACTCACGACATTGGTTATAAAATAAGAGACAATGTTCAGGATATTATTGACTCAACAGTGCCAGCAAGTTTTATTACCGGTTTGCCCGCAGAAGGTAAATTGTATATAAAATATTCTGATCTTATAAAAGATATAATTAAAGGTTTAGGATTAAATACTATATATGTTTATGACGAAAAAGAATTAAAATTTCCTGGAACCGGCGCAATAGTTACCGCTCAATATGGACAAAAAGCCGGTGATTTTCTGATGGATTACGGAAGATTGTGTAATGCAATTCTTTCTACAGAAGGACAAGGAAATGTTATTATTTTTCCATTAAATACTAAACTTAAAACCTGTTTAATAAATCAAAAAGACGGAAATTCAAATAATGTTAAAGATGCTCATTTAAAAATAGATTATTCAGGTCTTTATTATAAGTATATTTTTCATTCTACGGCAGAAATATTAAGCAATGGTCCGGATATGTGGGGACATCCCGGAAGTTCTGGATTTCAAAACAGTGTAGGTGAAGCAATTGATAGTGAAATAAGACCCACTAGGATATACGAAGTTCTTCAAGAAAAACTTGGCGGGAACGAAGCTTGCAAAGCACGCGCTCAAGAAGAAATGAATTTAAGGCGCGGTAGAAGTATTAATTATGAATGTACAGTTCAAGGATTTTCAGCAAACGGCCAACTATGGGATATTGGAAATTTGGTCGAAGTTTGGGACGATGACCGCATTGTGTTTGGATTAATGCTTATAAAAGAAGTAACTTGGCATCAGGGAAATGATGGAGAAACCACAAAAATGATTTTATGTTCCCCTCAAGCGTATGGAATATCGGTATCTTACGATAATGGGCAATTGACACTAACAGATAATTATACAAAAGCGGTAACACCCACTCTTTCGCTTAAAAAACCACAAAAATCAAAAAGTTCTGAAATAAAACAAACAAGTGGAGGAAAACATTAATGTTTGCAATGTTGCAAAAAATCAAGGCACTCATTAAATTTGCTAGTCTTGTCGAAAATATAGATGTAGTTTTCGGTACGGCGCAATATTTAAATAAAAAACAAAATTATTTAAAATTTGTCCCTTATGGAATGCATATTAAACCACCGGTATCTAATGATATTGCTGTTCTTATTTTTAATAAAGAGGGAGAAGAAAACGCGTGGATAGGTCTTGAATCCGATATGAACAACCGCGATGTTTTAGAACCCGGAGAGGTTGCTTTAGGTGTTCCGACTCAAAAAGCGCGAGTTTATATGACTAATGACGATTTAATCAGAGTATTTAATGAAAATGCGACATTACACACCTATTTAAAATCCACTATGAATGTAATTAAAAACCTTGTTACGGGTACTTGGACAGTTACGGGTGGGGCGGCGGTATATAATGGCGCTGCGGTTGATACTCCAATAATAACGGCCGCGATTTCTCAAAATGACGCATTATTGAAGGATTAAAATATGGGAAATAAAACAGATTACAAATTTGTACAAGACAACCACGGGTTTTTTGATATTGTCCTAGATTCTGATAATAAAGATTTTGCCGGTGTAGAAGGTTTTGATACTGCTATTTTAATGCAGGTATTTTTAGACAGACGGTCATCTAAACAGCAAGTTCAAAATCCACGTGCGCGTCAGGGCTGGATTTGCGATATTGTTACAAAACAAAATAATTATGAAGTTGGATCGTTATTATATTTAAAGGCTCAGGCTCGGAATACTCAGACGGAAATGAACGAAGTAGCAGGGTATGCAAAAGAAGCGATGAAATATTTTGTAAATAATAAATACGCAAAGAAAGTGGATGCTGCGGTTACTGGAAATTCTATCGCAATGACAATAATTGCAGATGGTTCACCGGACAATCAATATACTTTATTATGGAAGGCTTTAGGGAGTTAATATGCCTTTGATCGGTAAAAAACTATCAGATTTTATGAATTTAGCAGTAGGAAAAGCCATTATTAAACTTCCGGGAATTGACCCTAATAAACTAGCGTCTTTTTTATTGGCAAATTCAAAATCAAGCGCCGCTGTCGGTTATGCTCTTCAGGACGGGATTCAGGACGTTGTTAATCAGGCACTTCCTCAAACTGCCGATGATGATTTCCTTTCATTGCACGGTTCGTATGACAATACTATTCAATTAGCGGCTGTTCAATCAACCGGTCAAGCGGCTGTCGGTGGAACTTTAACCACATTGATTCCTGAAGGAACTCAATTAAACTACGGGAGTGTTGTTTACAACACCTTGCAAGATTCTTATATAACTGCATTTTCCGGAACATTTACGGCAACTTATGCGGGCGGAACCGTAACGGCAACGACTTTATTGCCACATACGCTTTCAACCGGATTAACGGTTACTATTTCAGGGTGTTCTCAAAGCGCTTTCAATGGAGATTATACTATTACTGCTTTAACCGCATACACGTTTTCATATTCAATAACAGCCGGTTCTTATATTTCAGATACCGGTACTTATTCATCAAATTATGCTCTTTTAAATTTACTTGCCGTAGTCGGAGGGTATAACGGAAATGCTTTAGCTGGCACAGCATTATCAATCAATTTAACAGGTGCAAATACTACGGCTTATGTAGGGGTCGCTGGATTAGGAAATGGAAGCGATATTGAAGATATTGAAACTTACAGAGCACGAGTAATGCAAGCGCATTCATTGGTTCCGGGTCTTGGTAATATTCCTCAACTCACTTGGTCGGCAAAAAAAATTCCTGGTAATACTAGGGTTTTTGTGATTCGTGCGGTTAATACTAACAACGGTGGGGGAACAGGCAGTCAGGGAGTTCCGGGCTATGTTCCGGCTCCGAATGAAACTTGTATTTATGTAGTCAGAGATAATGATTTAAGCATTCAACCTTCAGCTTCGCTATTGACTACTACAAAAAATCAAATTCTATCTGATGGGCTTTGGGGGGCACATCTTCCGGTAAGTCAATTGTATGTTATGGCTCCAAACCTTACGGCAGTCAATTTTAGAATTACCGGAGTAGCATCGATCACAATGCAAAACGCTATTAAAGATCAATTAGTTCAATTTTGGATTGAAAATACAATAATGGCATCAACGACAAGTACAATAAAATTACAAACTATTAATAATTTTTTAACTCAAGTTCAAGACCCTATAACTGGTATAATATTACAGAATAATTATACACTGGTAACACCGTCAACCGATGTGACTTATCAAAGCGGTTACATACCAACAAATGGAAGTTTTTTATGGGTATAAAAAAAACTATTACTTTATTTAACCCCCTTACAGATGATCAATCGCAGTCATATTTAGCGGCTCATTTACCGCCCGGCAAACTAACGGCAAGACGGTTTGATAATTCAAGCTATCTTTTTAAGTTAATTTGGGTTTTAGCTGACTTTGTGAAACAAATTACATCCCAGTTGTTTACCATAGTGAAAAATTACGATCTTAATCAAACTGATGAATTATTAACAGAGCAAGAAACCGCCGTTGGTATACCGGCT